ATCTATCAATAACTGTTGCACCAGAAGAAGAGTAAAACCAATTAATTTCACCAAACAAATTATTTATACCAGCATTTATAAGTTGATTAGCTGTAGTATTTAAATTATCAAAAACAAAATCCTCTACTAAACAAGGTAATGATTGTAGGGCACCCGCATATTTAAAGAAACCATTCTCTGACATCCAGTATGCAGCGCCATCTACTTCCACTGCAGCGTTCTGTCCTATCAATCCACAGTTTGTACCTACTTGTGCAAAACCAAATGTAAAAGGTGGGCCAATAAATCTTTGTGTAAATAAAGCAGTATCTGTCCAAACATATATTGCATCTCTACCTCTTACTGCTCCCATAATTCTTGAACCATCTGCAAGTCTCTGAGTACCTGCCGTGTTTGTAGCTGTTGGAGTGTAAGTATTAATATCCTCTTGATTAGAGAACCTAATAAACATTTGATCCTGAGTGCTTGGTGTTCCAATCGTTGTTTCTGTTCCAAAAAATACTAAGTGTCGATCTGGTGTAGATACAATCATATCTCTTGATGCAGTTGGTGCACCAGAAATAATTGTTGCTCTTGTTGCCGTGGCATTAGTTGCGTTTGAATTCCATTCAAAAACTTGTCCATTATGTATTAACGCAATAATTTTATCGCCAAAGTTATCAATAGACCAAAGACCTGGATCGATTACTAAGTCACCTGATGCAGCCTCGCCCCACGCTATAAAGTCAGAAGTATTTGTAATTGTTGCACCGTCTGAATGTGATGCTGCCGTCGTATTTCTTACGCCTCGCGTTACACCTGTTAATGTGCTTCCTGAAATTCCTGTGTAAGATATTTCTTCTGTTCCTATTTGTATGTGGTTTGTACCTGTCGTTGGAAAGTTAATAGCACTTGTTAAAACTATTGTTGTTGTAGATGCATCTATAGCTCCATTTAAAGTTGTTGTAAGTGCGTTGGCTACTGTACCGCCAAAAGAAGCTAAGCCCCAACCAAACCCTGGTAACTGCTCTGCCGGTCCAACTGAATAATAAATTTGAACTCTTATACCTCCAGACGTAGTTGCTCCTGAACCAGTTTCGTTTGAAGGCATTGTAATTGTTGCTGTTACGTTTGTTGGTGTGCTTGTCACCATAAACGTTTTATCATCAAAATCTGAAGCTGAAAAGTTTGACCCTGTAATAGCTGTAAAATTATCTAATAAAATAATATCTCCAGGATTAAGACTGTGTCCTGTAGCAAAGGTTATAGTTACAGTAGGAGATCCGTTAGTTGTAGTAAAAGCGTTGGTAAGTGTAGAGGTAGATCTAATAGGGTGTATGTCATAAAAGATACCCCCTGAGTAAGCATATAAAATTCTGTTTGTGCCTATAATTGAAAACTTTTGGCCACTTCTATTTACAATATGATGCATAGCTCTAGCTGCACCTGTTAACTTATTATTACCTAGTTGTTGCCAACCACCTATTTTTTCTGGTGTGCCATATCTAAATCTTACATTATCACCATCTACCCATTGGCCTTCAGCTTGAGTCTCAGTAATTTGTTTATTAAATCCAGGTAAGAATTGTACTTTTTGTAATGCCATAATATATCATTATACTACTTTTTGGCCAAAAATATAGTCCATTCTAGCTCCTGAATCAAATCATTTACATAGATCTTTTTCACTTTATGTTTTTTAATATATTGAAGTAGCTCTTCTATATCTAAGATAACCCATTTATTTTCTATATCTAATACCATTTTATCAGCTTTAGTATTTGTTTTACCCTTCTGTGCCATTTCTCCACTGGATAATTGAAACATATCTCTGACATCAAAGCGATAGAAAGCGTTTTGATTTTTTAATATTCCAGCAATGTTCCATGAAGTTTTTCCTTTGGGATATTCTATAGCGGTAAGATAGTCCGTAAATTTTTCAACAATTGTCATCGGTATAATAATTAAAATTAAGTACAAATCTTCCTAAATCATTATTAGAGTGTCTCACCACAGAGTGTTCAGTGTGACTAGGAAATATAACTATTCTATTTGCTTTACTTTTTATATGTTCAATTTTTGACCCTACTTTAAATTTAGTTCCACCGTTGTTATCAAGGTAGAGGATCGCCGTAGTAGTGTTTTTAAAGTAATTGTCTGTATGATAAAAATCTTTTTTATTAATACTAGGGTAAGTTAAATTAGCTTTAATCCTTATTAACGCTGTATAATTTAATTTGTCTAAAATAGGTTTAACTAAAAGCATATCTCCAGTGACAGGATTAGGATACTCATTAGTATAAAATGTATGAGTAAGATGAGATAAATTATCTTTATTATTATTAGCACAAGGTGCATAGTACCAGGGAAAATATCGACCCATCATTACGTCTTTAATATGTTTAAAATTATTTTGATCTAAAAAATTGTCTATAATTTTCATTAAATATAAGTAGCAACTAAAACAGTTCTAAATCCTTTTTTAGGGAAGTATTGAAAATGTTTAACATCACCAAAACAAACTCCTTCAAATTTTTTTGGTATTATTTCTTTTACTATTTTATTGTTTTCATCAACCATACAGGTTTTTGATTCTGGATCTGTGTCATTTAAATATATTATAATTTGTTTGTGTGAATAGTTATGATCTTTATGAATTTGACTCCTGCCATCACCAGTATTAAAAGTAAGATTGTAAGCTATTCTTAAAAAAAATTTATATTTTTCATTAACTGATTTTAAAAAATTATCTAGTATATCTAAAGTAGGAAGATAAAAATCTGGTGAGTTTATGGCTTCATTTAAAGAAACAGTTTCAAGTCTTTTTTGAACAACGTGAACTAAAAAAGTATAATTTGAATTGTTACCGCCTGTAAATGTATTGCTAAAATAAAAAGGAAAGTTGTTATTTAAAACAGTCTCATTAATAAATCTAATGTTTTCTTTAGATAAAAAGTTATTGTTTCTTTTAATTTCAAATGTTTTCATTTTTAATATTAAAGTTAGTTGCTAAACTTATTCTAGGTTTATCTTGTATGTGTTGTTCTACAGCGTGTTCCAGACATGAATCAAATATCAATAGAAGACCAGGTTGCATATCATAGTGTAAAGTTTTAAACGTATCATCATAGTAGTCTATGTAAGGAATTTTAGAAAGAGGATTAATGGGAGTTTTAAAAAATATTCTACTAGAGTTTGGTGGACCCTCTAAAAAATATACAACACTTAACGCACTGTCGTTATGAACGTGATATTCTTGGTAATCACCTTTTTTATATATATTAAACCAAGCAGTATCTGGCTCCATATTAATTTTGTTAAAATTTATTTTTAATTTATTGCAATAATCAGCCACTTCTTTTTTTATAAAATTACTAATGAAATCAAAATCTTTATCTTTTAAAAAATTAAAAGTTCCTAAAGTATTGTAAGTATTTTTAGATAACCAGTTTTGACCACCAGAATTAATAGTATTTTTTAAAGCCATACATTTTTTAACAGCTTTATCTTTTAAATCTTTTGGCATGTCTAATTTGGAAACACCAATTAAAGTTGGAAAATATTTATCGATTCTAATCATATTTTAATGCTACTGTGTATCTAATTTGATTTCTAAAAGAGGTTGCTTTGTGTAAAATATTAGAGTCAAATATAACAATTCTACCAGCCACAGCTCTTATTCCTTTTATCTCTTCTTGATAGAATTGAGTTTCTCCTCCTTCGTCTAAATCATAAGTATCTAAGTTTGGATAATATAAAACTGTTTTACCTTTCTCTCTATCAATATGAAAGTAAGGGTTTTCGTTAGGCTTAAATAGATTTACGTAAGACCTATATAAATTATGTCCCTCTAAAAAATTTTTAAGATGAAAGGTTAAAATATTAAATGTTAAAGAAGTATTAGGCAGTTCTGCTACTAAACCAGTTGGTGGAGTATCAGGTTTATCATATTCTCCATAATAATATTTAAAACCTGTAATCTCATTGTAAATATTTTGTTGAATTTTTTTGTCAATAACATTATCTAAAATTTTTATATTCATCGAAAGTGTGGCCCTCTACGCCATAAAGAAATACTTGTTCTAGTTCCTTTAGTAATTTCAGAAACTTTATGTGGAAACAGGCAAGGAAAAATTAAAACTGAACCTGGTGTGCTAAAATTTTTTATCAAAGTAGGTCCATCTAAAAAAATATAAAAATCTCCTCCCACAAAAGTTTTTTCAGAGGTATTAATTAAACA